CTTGTCCATCAAGAGCCACGTCAGCACGGTGTCCTGCGATAGCTGCTGTTAAATTGTCATGGCGAAGGGTCATGGCAGCTTGTGAGCGATTCCTGATAATTCTTCTAATATAAGGAACACCTGTTGCTAATCCAGTTGCCGCAGGACCACCTTGTACGAAACTTCTTGCCACTGTCTAGCTCCTATCCTACGCCATCGGTAGAGTTAACACTCAGGGGGTGAATCTTCTTGAGAGGTCTTATTGCACCGTCAGGATAAATCTTATCTGTCTGAACGCCGTGAGAGCCATCAAATCCTTCATGGTCAAGAATTGCAGTAACAAGAATTGCTACGGCGTCATCTGCGTGGGTGCCAGTCGCACCCTGACCTCGCGCTTGGGGTGTACCGTTGGGATTAAAAATATCATCGGTCTCAAACTTTTCAATAAGGATAAAGACACCTTTTGTTCTTGCATTGATTGTTGCAATTTCACTGCCTGTAAACTGAATCTCGATAAAGTTTCCACCCTGAAGGCGACCAGCAGCGGTGTTGGTATATGGTGCCAACTCTACCTCTTGTGAGGTAACTGCTCCCACAGAATCTAAAGCAAAAGCCTTTTGGTCTTGGGCTACGAGCATTACTTTGGCACGAAAAGTGCCTCCACCAACCTGATTGAACGCCTCTGCTTGAACAGAAAATGTTCTAGTCGTTGCGGGAAACTCAACAAAAATAAGTTCGCCGTCAGTCGCCCAGTCCTTGCCCCGACCATCATTAGCTTGAATGTTAGCGTCAACGGCAGTAGTTGAAAAACTAATTGCACCGTCTGAAGCTCCAGCGGTTACAATCTTGCAAGTCAAGCCGTCACCTCGCAAAGCTCCGAAGGCACCACCTCCTGCAACATTACCAGCCGCATCATATCCTGCACCTGTGCTGTCTTTGCGAATAATTCTTTTAATATAAGGCTTGCCTGTTGCCAACCCTGTTGCGGATACACCGCCTAAAATAAAACTTCTTGCCATTTTTTAAATCCTCTTGGAGCTTATCTTTAAATAGTAAAGAAAACTCAAATTTATCTTCTCATTTTTTTCATTCGAGCCTCGCGCTTACGTTGACGCTTTAAAGCCTGATAAGCTTCGCGTTTTCTGCGGCGAGCGGCTTGGTCCTTCTTATAAGCCTTCTTTAAAGACCTTTTAGAAATATTCCGACACTCTGGAGTGCCGTGAACAGGATGACGAATCTCATCCATCAAATTTGTGTTGCGCTGCTTTCTGAGAAACCTTCTAACCAATTGCTCGTCTGTTTCGCCTCTGCGCTTTCTTACGATAAGTGACATAATTTACTTCTTTCTACCTTCTGCTAGTTTTTTCCAGACTCCACCCAATTGGTCTGTCAAGGAATCAATATTCACTCCTGGGTCTGACGGGTCAACTCCGCTGAACGGTCCCTGAGAAGAGGGACCAGCCGAAGGTGTGCCGCCCGACTTAAGAGGTGTTGTGCCCTCGAACAAATCGACGCCATTATAGGCACCTCGACCAATAGAGTCTAAAAGTTTTTTCTTTTGTTGTTTTAATTGTGTGCGCTTTTGTTCTGCTGCTAATTGTTTACTAGAATCAGTTTTTGGAGCAACAGACTTTCTTTGTGTGGGTTGTGTCTTTTCTTGCAAAACTTGCTGTCCCGACATAACACCCTGCACAACCTCAGAGATAATAGAAGATAATAAGCCGCTCTCATATAAAGTCTCTCTAACGCACTCTTCAATGATTGGCTTCAAAGTTTTCTTCAAGTCACTCTTGTTCATTCTCATTTAATCCTCAACAATCTCGTTCAGCAGACGATTAATTCTGTCAGCCTTAGTAAAAATATTAGGTTGTTTATTTTCCTTCATCATGTAAGCACCCTGAGTCGATGGCTCTGAAACAAAGTCAAAGCAGATAAGCTGAAAGTCATCTTCAACGACAACGGCACCCTGATTGTCTTCATGAACCGAGCCCAGCCCTCTTGAAGAGATGCCGAGCTTTACACCTGAATCAACAAGGGACCGCAGAATCTGACCTGAAGGAGTGTTAAGAACCTTAACTTTCCCCATCACATCATTCCCATTCCACCAGACCTTTGTGACCATGTGCGATGCATTCTTTAAATTAATAACAGAGTCTTCTGGGTGGTCAAGCTCACCGAGGGCACGATTTTCTTCTACGAGCTTTGCATAGTTCATCAATTCTCTGTCGAGAACTCGTTTAGGGTAAACACGACCGTTGCCATTCTGAGCGTCAGCGCGCTGCATAACACCCGTCAGGTACATCGCGCCGTTGGCAACTTCAACTTTTTCGGATTCTGTCAAAAAGTCCTGACAAATGCCACCCTCGCAAAGTTCAAAGTATTCTCTTAAAAGTAATTTATTTTCCATCATCAGCCCTCTTCTTTAACTGCTCCCTTATGTATGGAGCTTTCGCCATATCATTAAATAGACTCTTCTCTACCCAAACCACTCTAATAGGAGATTGATAAGCCTTGGCGTCCTCCACCGTTACCAGAACAGCCTCCCAATTATCTGAGCCGCGCCACATCATTCGCTCGCACATAAACGAAGAATCTGAGACGTACTCTTTCTCTTCGTGAGGATACCAATAATTGTAGTGCCCAATCTGAGAGGGCTTGATTCGAGCCCCAACTGGAACTCTATATTTTTCTGAAGGCATTACCTTTCCTTATAAGTGTTAGTTATTGATAAAGCGGGCGTTACCCGCCCGAGCTAAGACCCTTTGCAACAACGACGAACTGGCTGTAGCATCCACTTGCCCAGCACTGCATCCATCATCTCATTCATCATGTTCATTAACGACGACATTTTGGCGACCTCCTAAGATTTTGTGTTCAATTTTAAAACCACAATCTCCAAATACCATGCTCAACGCATAAGATGTGCCCGAACTTAGACACCCAAGCAAGAAACCAGTAACTGGATTGTAGTCATAATTAAATAGTTCGGTTTGATTATTTACAGCCCACAAAAACAGACCAACCCAAAACCCCAAGCACATGGGGCAGTGAAATAATTCACCTAACTTTCCCTTTGTAGGACGAATACGGTTAAAAATACTTCCGTATACCAAAATTTGAGTCATTCCGTAGGCTGATAACGCAAAAGTTAGTAACTCAGTCATTATTCCTCCGAGAATTCGATTCGTAAACTCTATAATATGATTTCATAGCGGGATACACGTCTACGCTGCCCTTTTTAACTGCGTGAGGCACATCACCAAGCTCTGTACTGTTGTCACCATCTGGATTAGTGAATGTATCAATCAGTTCAGCTTCCAGCGCGGCATCATGAGAGTAATAGGGCTCCTCTTCTTGCAAAAACTTGCCAATTGACAACAAAACAATCTGGTCAGGGTCACCACCAACCTTTGAATCAGGATATTTTGCTTGCATCGAGCCATACACGTTGCCTGAATGAACAGAGTCCTCTGAAATCACACCTTTTTTTCTTAAAAAAGAAAATAATCTATCCTGTGCGCCATAAACTTCGTCTGACATCTCATTTTTTGGCATCGCAAGAATTTTTTTCGCTGCTGGCATCACTACGATGTCTAAATCATAGTGGTCATTAATAGAATAATCACCGCTCATGGTTTTTCTGAGGTTCATCTCGACCTTCGGAGCAGGGCGGGCATTGGGCTTCTCATCTACGAGAGGTTCGCCTCTTCTAACCTTCTCTGCATCGCTACCAACAGCGATTTGAATACCATCAGCCATTGCTTGAGACCTCCCTGACCAACTCCTGAATCTTTAGAATCTTCTTTACTTCCTTTTCAGTTAATTTAATCTCATGTAAAGAGTCCAAAAAGACCACAACCTGCTCTGCGCGGGTGAGCATGTTTTTATCTGCGCTAATTTCCGCTGAAGTGTAAGAAGATTTCACTGCTGACCTCAGCCTGTCCACCTCTTCGTTTAAGTAAGAGCGCAAACTAATCCCGTTATCAGAAATAGAATATACAAAGCGAGTTAGAAGTGCGGTTTGCTCTTCTGAAAGCTTTCCTGAATATTGCTCGTTGAACTTATTAGCAAACGTTTTGTATACAAGGTTGTCAATTGGCTGCATTTTAGCTTCAGGCTTAACAGTTTTGATGACCATGCCTTCAACCAGACTATCTTCAAGCAGCACAACCTTTTTGACTGGTGTATTGTCCGCAAATAATTGTGAAATACTTGCTAAATTTTTATAATTTGGCACGAAATTTGAATATACATCCGAACCTAGCGCAATGTTAATCTGCCGAATCAAGTCAGACTGCTCATTAAAAATAACTTTAGTGTTTAACGATGCCGCTTTTCTCCTGGCTTCTAAGATAATTCGCCTTGCTGTGCTCTCGTCAATATCTTTTGTTTCGGTGATGGCTCTATACAGGCTTAATTCTTGATAAAGTGCTGTACTCTTAGCGAAATGATTTTTAATAATCTGCGCTGTGGTGGTCTGCCTATTAGCATCTTTATTCAACACTGCCTTTGCCATCTCTTTTACCAGCACTTCAAATAAAAAAGCTGTATTTCTTTTCTTATTGTGTCTAAATCTAGCGGTCATCTTCTTTTATTCCCCATTGCATCAATCAGATTCTGAACTTCCTGTGAAGAAAGCTCCCGATTAACTTCGAAAAGAAGTTTTTCGTCGTCCTCTCCATAAATAGTTTCTGTTATACCTTTTGATAAAGAAACTAAATCACCCAACCCTTTAAAAGTGTTTTTTCTTGTACTTGATGCTGTCTGCTGCGACCATTTTGATTGCGTTGACCGCTTGCGTGCCCCCATGTCTCTTGTATCTGTGGCAACACGAGTGTATTCTTTACCCCTCGCTCCTGGCGTCGTATAGGGCTCGCGCTTAGCGGGTGCCGCAAGGAGGTCACCTGTCTCTGGTTCTTCTTCCTCACCGCCCTCTTCGTCATCTCCACCTAAGCCACCGAGACCACCTCCGTCATCGCCGCCACCGAGGTCATCACCGCCTCCAAGACCACCCTCGTCGCCCCCGCCTTCTGCTTCGGCGGGCTCGTCTTCTTCAACCGCTTTCTCAAGTTGACCTTCAAGCTTCTTGTCAAAAAACATTTCTCGCTGTACTCGGAGGACTTCCTCTTCCGACAGAGCAAAGATGTTTCTGTATACCCACGCCTTCGAAAAGTATCCCTCAGTGGCAGCACCAGCTACATCAAACTTCGTCCTAAGATGCTCAAGCTCTTGCATCGCTGCAATCTGAGAGGGATTGTTTAGCTTCAGTGAAAAGCCAACCAAATCATCCCCACGATATCCAAGCGTATAAAGATGAATGATGCCAATCTTTTCAAGCTCAGCAATAACAGAGCGTTGCAGTCGCTGAATAGTTCTAGCAAAACGAATATCTTTTTGTGCAAGCGTGGTCTTGTCTTCATCTGCACCCTCACCACGAGAAAGATAAGATTGTGGAATCTTCAGGGCAGCAAATAATTTATCACGTAAATACTTTACATCATCGATATCTCCTGTATAACTACCGCCTGGGAGTGATTCAATTCTTGAAGACTCTCCACCGCGAACAGGAATAAAATAATCCTCATCGATACTCATTGGATTGTAGCGAAGGTCCACGCGACCCGTGCTTGAATCTACAACCTGTGAGCGTTTCATCTGAGTCATAACCTTCTGCATATACTGCTCAACATCTTGTGGGGCAATGTTACCGACATCGATATAGAATGCACGCCGCTCAGGCGAGCGAGTAATACGATAGCTCATCATCGCGTCTTCAAGGAGGTGCAACTGCCGCCAGATGCGACGTGCAGGCTCAAGAATTGAAGTTCCATACGGAGCATATTTGTCATTGCCCAAGATACGGAAGTGGGCAACCTGCCAGTTTTCAAACGTTAGCCCTGCGGAGTTCCACTGATACTGGACATAGTTTGGGTTAGTCGGGTCTTCACCTTCCAAACGCTCTACTTCCGATGTGGGCATTGGAACGAACGACTTTACTCCCGTTGTTTCATCGATATCAATATAAAGAAAATAATCACCGTACTTGCACATAGTGCGACACCAACCATAAAGGTTGAAATCAACATTAAGAACGCTCTTATATAAGGTGTAAAGCGTAGCTTTGATTTCTTCATTTGAGCATTCAATATTAATAATATCTTTTAGCTCATTGTGATAAGTCATCTCATCGGCATAGATGTCAAGAGCGGACGCAATAATCGGCTCATATTCCATTTGGTCAAAATCAATATAACGCTCATTTCTGAGCCGACTGTTCATGGCTTCAGAGCCAATGCCTTCAAATGGATTGTAATGTTGTTTCTGGAATTGCTTTCCAGAGACTGAAACAAATCGGTTCGCGTAATTGTCTAGTGCTTTTCTTCTAAACTTACGACGATTCTGCTGTCTGCGGTTTACAATTGGACCAGAGAACAATCTTGTAAGTCGCTTGAATAAAGCGGATTGTTCATTTTTAATATTCTGGTTGCTATCGTTATCTGCCATTTATTTACCCCTTGAACAAGCCAGGAAAAGATTTCATTAATTCTTTTGCCTGTTTTGCCTCATTTTCGTATTTTGCGCCATCATATCCTATCATACCTGATATCTTTGTGTTAAGGGTAGAATTACTTTTTGTCATAGCGTTTAGAAATGCTTTTTTATATTCCACATCCCTTTGGCTAGAAACTAAAGCAGTGTCTCTGACCCAACAGCCAATAGCCAAAGACATAACAAGGTCATCATTATATCCTTTCATTGCTTCTGGCTTTCCGTTATTCCACACAAATGTTTTCAGTTCATTAAGTAGTCTTGATGACTTGATAGTAATTAGATTATTTCTAACAAACTCTTCTAACTTTGCAATAATAAGTGGTCGCGTCTTCATAGATGTAGTAAATCCTGGCAACGCATTAGACATGCTCTTGGCAGAATAAGACTCAACAAATTGATGCGAGCCCTTGACAGAATAATAAATATTTGAATAGTCCATGTCTTCTAGTTTTGTCAAAACAGAATACCCCACGTTATTGTTCTCGACCACAATCATTGCGCCGCCGAACTGCTTGCCAATATCAACCAAAAACATTGCATACATATCAAGCTCGACTTTGCCCTGATATTCTGCTACTTGTTTCATCTCTGTTATGTCAATGACGTGAAAAGCTGAATAGTCTCGCCCATCGCCGCGAGCGACATCTGCTACTAAAAGATAAGAATGTTCTGGCTTGTATTCGTCCCATAGCCACAGATTTCTATCAAAACCTGCACGATGATGCGGGTCACACACTGTTGCTTGCAGCTTTGCAATATCATCAGCATGAATGACAGTCTCGCCTGACATATTAAAATTACACTCAAGCTCTTGAGCGATTTGACGGCGAGACATATTTTTAGTTTCTTTGTCGAACCATTCGTCATCGCGGTCTGGATGTACATCCCACGGTAGCTTCGTTG